ACATGATAAGCCGTGCCAACCTTGGGACTTAGTCGATATAGGCTGTCAACGAAAGTACGTGAGGCATGTTGCCAGTCATGTATTTCATCACCTGTGGCAATTTGTTTTAGGAACTGATTAAAGAAGCCAGCCATGTTTCGTATCCATTTATATTATTTATCGAGATAAATTAGACGGTTTTTGCAATTACTCAAATGTCATTTGAGTAATTGCCATAAAAAAGCCCGGATTTAGACCGGGCTTTGAGGAGTTTCGTCTGGATTAACCAGTGATTGTAGTACCAAGCGTACGACCTACTGCTGTACCAAGTCCTGTACCAATTGGAGTTTGGATAGCATTGTCATAACGTATAGTTAGAGCGATAGTCATTGGTTCGTTAGTTGCATAGTCAGCATTTGAATATTCTGAGTTTGATAGATAACAACCATATAGTTCCCAAGTTTCAAGAACTGTTGCTTCATTAGCACCATTGCCACCATCAAGTACTTCAAAGCGTGTAAGGAATTTATAGTCAATACCTGAACTTGCTGAGGATTGTTCCATAAAGTCAAATTGTTTCTGTAGTTGTTCACCAACACGTTTAGCAACTTCACCACCTGCATCATCACGTAAGGTAGTAGTTACAGGTTCCCAATTTGGTTTACCAGCTAGGTAGACCTTGCTGTTATAAATAGGAATAATCATTTCTTCAAAAGATAATGTTGGTCTCTTGAAATCCATAACTTGTTTTGTCAACTCAGTTGTCGGTTGGCTAACACCAAAGTTCTCAAATGTCACGCGAAAGCGAAACTTGAGTTTAGGCATTAACAAGCCTTGACTTGTTGCACTTTGGTTAGTACTCAGAGGTACCGTAAATTTACTTAATGATGATGTTGCCATCTTATTTTCCTTTTAATACTTTATAGTATTTAGCTGTTTTTCAATTGAGTTATGGGAGCGTTGCCACTCCCATTAACTACGTATATTATGCTATTGTTAAACTAGCACCAGTGTTGACAATTCTAACCGGAATGTAAACAAACTCGATCGCTTTAACTGGTTTGATAGCGATATCAACATACAATTCATTGCGATCAATACGATCTGGTGTGTTGTTTGTTGTATCACAGACTACCAAGTAGTCATATAAACCACGTTTAGCAACTAGGTCATTTAGCACACTTTCAAATGCTGATTTAACTTGATTACGTGTGATCGTATCATTTGGTTCAAATATAAACGGACGAGCAACTTTGTCTAAAACTAAACGCAAGTATGCTACCAGTCTCGATACATTAACACGATCCAACGCTGATGTTGTTGCAGCACGGGTCTTTTGACCGTATGCTACTAGACCAACACCTGGAAGAACTGTTAATGGGTTAACATTGTCAGCATATAATACGTCGCGTAGGCCAACTGTTACACCAATTGACTTAAATGTATTATCATCAGTAACATCAATATAACCAATGCTTGTGGCGTTGTCAATCAAACCACGACGTACACCAGCTGGTGCAAACCACGGATAGCTAACATTGTCACTGCGAATTATTGTACGTAACATCATATGGCTTGCCGGAACAACAACACTCTCACCTGCTAGGTCTGTACCAAAGCCTGCTGGGTAATAAACACCTAGATATTCACTACGGCTAACTAGGCCTTTTTCGCCATTGTCTAATGCTAGATTAGTGTTTTGTATATATGGCTGCACATCACTGGTATTCAATGACAATGGAGTATCACCAATGATAAACGCTGTTTGTTTGCGATCATTGTTTAAGGTGATCATGTTTTGTATTAGTTCTGGATATCCTGGGCAAGCAATTAAGTTGAACTGTGTTTGTTCTTCACGTAATGCTGTACTTGATTCAATAGCAGCTTTAAGTGCTTCAACAACCACGTTACGTTGTGCCTTATGTCCAAAAAATGGAACATCATCTGAGTCGTTACCACTAGCACTTACCCAAGCAGCAACCACTGATGCTGGAGTTGGGTCAGCTGATAGTGCTGTGCTGTTGAATGATTTAACATTATACCCACTGCGACGTGTATTAAACAATAATGTACCACGTGCATATAGTCTGTAGTCCGGTGCATCATAATCTAAATAATCGCTAGATAATAGATCAGCGATAGCCGGAATATCATCAACGATTGGATTTGTTGTACCATTTGTGGCCCAACGTGCATCTGCAAATAAAATACCATCTGTAGTCACTTGGTCAGTGTTGTCAATTAATTCAAACGCTGTACCATTATAACGATAAATCTTTGGATAGTTTTCTAAATCGCCTGTGTCAATCCATAGATCACCTGCTACCAATTGGCCGCCGGCAAGTTGTTCTGTTGGTTCTGAAGCTGATAGTATAGGACCAGCTGGATCTGTAGCTGATAGGTCATAGCCTCGTGAGTCGTTGGCTACGTTTTGATAACCTTTCCAACCACTACCATCGTTGATCATGATGTCAACATCTAATGCACTATTGTAATACCATAGTGTACCATCTGTTGGATTACTAAATGGTGCAGTTGTTGAGAATGTGTATGTTAGGGCTTTGAATGGGCTAGCTAGATACACACTACCTGCTGAAATTACTTGGATAAGATTATCGCTGATAATACCAGCTGTGGTTAATGGAGTACCTGTACCGTAGGTAAATTTAATAGTACCACCAGCTAGATGACTGATACTGATAGCACCGCTAGATTCGATCGCGGCAACTATATTAGGTAAATTAGCAGCTAAAATCTTAGCAACTAAAGTAGCAGCTGTAGTTCCAATCGTTGTAATCGTTGCACTTTGTGTTGTACTTGAACCAGGAACACTAACTTCCATAGTGAAACTATCACTGGTTGTATACGTCGCTGATCCGCCTGCTGTAGTACCTGTAACTTTAACTACGCCTGCTGTATTTTTGCGATATAATTTAAATGTACCAGTAGTCGTACCTAATGTGTCATATTGAACATATAACGTACCTACTGCTAGATCACCGCCACCAGCTACCGGACTTAATCCGTAGATCGCATTACTATCGCTTGAATATAACGGAGCAGCCTGTAGCACGAATGAATCTAAATTAGCATCATACTCTTTGATACCATAATTTGCACCGTTGCCAGTTGCTGAAGTTTTAAACCATACTGAACCGTATGGACGAGGGCTAGCATCTGATTCTCTCCAAGCTGGAGCATTTCTATAACTGTCAAATGCCACTGTTGGACCAAGCAATGTTTTTGTATTACCTGAATCGCCTGCGGCATTAAAGATACCTAAACGCATTGAGCAGTCTGTACCGCCAATACCGTTTGTACCACCTTTTTCAATTGCTAGTTGACCATTAGCTAGTGCAACATTACCTGAGCTTGCAGCTAGGCTGTCGGCAAAAATTTCAATTTGACCAGTCGAATTTGCTCTAGCACTAACACCAGTGATACTTGCACTATTGATATCGCTGGCTGCTGATGTAACTGTTGTACCTGTTAGTGTAATGTTTGTGCCATTTAGTCGCATTTTTTGACCGATAGCCAAGTTAGCTGGATTAGCAATAACACCGGTAATAACAGGAACTCTGTCTTTCCAGTCGTCGCTACCTACTAGTGCCCATGTATTGTCATAGCCTTTAAAGTAAATAGGATTCGAACTGCTAGTAGTAACTACTGCATATTCTCCAATAGATCCCACTGAACTAAGAGGAACTGTACCGCTTACTTGTGTTGAACTTGTAATAACTCTTGGAGTTTGTAAGGTAAATGTCGTACCGTCTTCGGTCCATTCGTAAATACCCCAGTTAGTAGCACTAGCACTTACATCTAGCCAATAAGTACCATCTGTTGGTGTACCTGTTGGGCGGATGCTTGATCCTGTTAATTGTGCTAGATCAACGTCTGCACGTTGTACATAAATTTGATTGCTGACGCCAAGTGCGCTGTAAGCTGCTAATAGGCCGTATTCATTGCGCTCATCACCATGTAGAGGGTTATCAGCTGAATCAACATTGAATTCAATATTACCGTATTTTGCTACTAGATCTCTTTGGCTAGTAATGTTAAATAATTTGTTAGCATTAGCTGCTGTTGTGTAAGTAGCTAGTGTACCGCTTGGTGTTAATTTGTCTTGGGCTGTAGCAAGTAGAACGTAGGCAATTGATCCTGCCGCGGTTGGGGTATATTGACTTTCGTCTGTTACCGTTACTTGTACTCCAGGTGATATAAGTGCCATAGTATTTGTTCCTCTAAATAGGTTACTTTAAACTATTTATAATTATTT